GATTTCTTTAACGATTTCAATTTCTAATAATTCTGATTGAATCCTTTTTATTTCAATCTCCATCAACGCAAAGGTCTCATCTGTGAAACGACCACCTTTAAACGCTTTCAAGAGTTTCTCTAGCCTATTTGCTAATTGCTCTTTCTTGACTTCACTTTTAACAGATATAGTTGGTGTCTCTGGGTTTGCTGCCCATAATACTGCACTACCTTCGTAAAGTTTAAGTTCACTTATTGTTCTTATTCCGTTTTTATCTACACTTGAATTAATTGTACTAAATCCAATTGAATGTTGATTGATAAGACCTGCATCGTACATCTTAATCATATCTTCGCCTGTTTCAGTTTCTACTATTGGGGTAATTGCAATAAGCATATCTCCTTCAATGTATAATTGCTCAGGCTTACCTATTACGGCTTCCATTTCAGCACAATGGTCAACTAAAGACCATATTAAGTTTTTACCTAATGGACCTCTTTCTTTTAAAGTCTTAGTAAAGGCTTCAGGAACTATAATGTCATTATCTAAATCAATGTTTCCTGTTCTTGCCCAAACTGCTTTTACTCTACGAGTTTCAGTATCTACATCCATTACCTCGTAACCAATATCTTGTTTTTCAACAATAGTATCTTTTGATGCGTATGTTTTCATATTGACAAAGTTATTATTTTTTTTGTTATTGTATTAGTGATGCTATAAGTTTTCCTATTGTTTGTCCTATTACATTTTGTAAGGCATTCCAAATAACTGCAATTCTACCCATTGGAGGATTATCTTGTAAGGTTAAAAGTTTACCATTTGCACCTCTTACGGCTTCATATCCTAAAGTACATCTGCAATTACAAACATTGGCTGCACTTGCTTTAGAATCGCAAGGATGGTCCATAAGTTCATAACCTAAGCCTACTTGATTATTAGGAACTTGAAATTGTTTCTCCATAGGAAGTTTAACCCCATCCATATTTAAATGGTCGGTATGGTCTCTTGGCTCTCTCCTTGTTCTATTGTCTCTTGCTGAAATCCATTCTTTGATAGTTACAAGTCCTGTGCTTGTTGCTCCTACCATTGAACCTATATTTGCTGCCCTGCCTGTTTCCGTTCTAGCAATAAGTTCGGCTCTATAATCGGTTATTCCAGAAGTCCTAAGTAAAGCAATTGTCTCAGGCAAAGTATAGTTTTTTTCTGCTGACTGAATTAAAAATCTTCTAATCTGTTCTTTGGTTGTATCTGTAATATCGGCTGCTAATTGGTCTAATCCATCATTTTGTAAGACTTGAATAATAGCATACTGAAAAGCATCAGTCTTTTGCGACTTGTACTCTAAAGGCATATAAACCCCTTTTACAGACCTTTTAACGGCACTTTCGCTTATTAGAGCCATCTTAGTACCCATAGCTAAATGGAGCTTGTAAATGGTCTTTTTAAGCGATTTGTCGCTAATTGCGTTAAAGTTTTGTGTACGGCAATATGTATCCACCTGTTTTTGTAGTTCTTTCTTGAACTTAGGCGAATATTGTTTTAAGGCATTAGCATAAAGTTTCCTGTAATCTTGCCATATCATTTACGCATCGATTTTGTCTAGTATCTTACCAGCTGCATTAAATACATCGGTTTGTTTTTGTTGACCTGCTCTTTGGCGAATAGCAATTAATCCTGCTCTATCAACATTAATAAAATCACTCGTATAAATATAATGCCAATGTTGTTTAGTCTCTGGGTCTGCTTGAGCATCTATTCCTAAGAACCATTTTCCATAAGCAGCCATTCCGTTTTTCTCTATGTAAGCATTTTCTTCGGCAGCACTTGGTGGCATCCAAGAACTAGGCTTTTTTACCTTGCCATTATCTGCTAAAGAATTTGCGAGAGTAACCCCAGTTCTATTGATTCCTGTGGTAGCTTTTAGTTCCATTTTAACTTCATCAAGTAAAGATAAAATTCTTAAAATGTGCTTATTCATATTATGGGTTTAAATTGTCAGGAATAGTTAAAGGTTGGAATTGGTCTATTGGTTGCAAAGATGAAGGAATATAAAGTTTCTCCATTTCCTCTTGTGGAATATAGTCTGGAGTTTTAATACCCATAATCTCATTCTTTTGAGAAGGTGGAATCCACCAAGCCGTATTTAACCAAGCAACTTGCTCTGTTTTATTTGCCTCTAATTCTTGATAGACTTGAATGTCATAACCTACATATAATCCACTATTTCTATAACCCCAGTCAGTATGCAACTTTCTATTTAAGTTCTCAGTCAAAGAATCTAACAAAGGAATAGCACAACGCAAAGTCAATGCCTTTTCCCCCTCTAATTGGTTATTATAAGTCTTGTTATCTGAATCGTTTAATAGTTGAGATGGTACTCCGTAAATATTACAAAGAGCCTTCATATCCCATTTTTCTGATTCAATGATATTAAGTTCTACTGGACTAAGTCCTATTTGTTTCCAATCTACTTTATAACCTGATACTGCAATTGAGTTAAAATTAGCTGCTCCACCTTTCTCGCTTACTGCTCTCTTTAATGCTTGTGCTTGTGCTTGACCACTTGTAGGGTCAAATCTTTCATCGTTCATAAATAAAACTCCTGCTGGACCACCATTTTGGAATGATGCAACGGCAGCAGTCTTAGCTTCATTACTTCTAGTTAAAGTTCTTGCTGCTGCTAAAAGCGGTGATTGTCCGTACAATTGTCCACCTGTAACTGTCCACTCAGGATTGAAGTATTTGTCGTGTAAGATTTCTTTAGGGTCAAAGGACCACATTGCTCCGTAGTATAATTGGTAGCCAACTCTGGTAGGTGGGAACATTTCGATATTTGCAATAATAGCCATATACTGAGCAGGTAAAGCAAATAGTTCAAACGGCTTACCTTGATTGTTTCCTGTTTCAATAAGTTTTCCATATATAAATGAATTTCCTGTTATTAACTTAAATCCACACCATTGCTCAATTAAATCTGCCCAAGTATCTTCTCCGTTAGGATATTTTAATAGGTCGTTTAATCTTTGGTCGCCTGTATAAATCTCAAATGCTTTTTTATGTAAATCGTTTACCTCTTGCCAGTTAGTAATCTTATCAGGTTGTTTCATTAATGACTTATATCTTTTTGCAGATACTTCATCTTTAACTTTATAAACATGAAAAGGAGCAAGTTTTGCTTTATCAGTAATTAGTTTTACAATTGAGTAAACAATATCATTAGCTATATATCCATCTCTTACGAATGCTCTTGAATCTCCACCTTGCCAAGTAACAATACCTCGTTGAATAGCGACACTTGTATCAAAAGGAATATTAGGTAATAGAGTGTTTATCTTCTTTTTAGTTAAGAAGTCGAAAAATGCCATATTATTGAAATTTAAACAAAGTTATTGAATTTAATCTAAAATACACTTACTTGGAATTTAGGGGAATACTCAAAATACATTCTCATTGCTAAACAATCACTAAAATCTGGTGAACGACCTATTGCTGCTTTCACTTTATCTTTAGGAATAATTCCTTTACTTGAATCGTTATCAACTGACTTTTGTTTGACTTGTTCTAATTCTTCAATGATTAATTGTTTTTGTTTTCCATCGGCTTGAATGTAAATCTCCGACTTATTCATCAAATCAGCAAGTTTATAATAACATTGAGACTTTAAGTTATCAAAGTTTTCTTTATCTCTTGTGATAGGATTGTTTAATGGTCTTGAATTATTTACAAAGTTTACACATCCCCTAATGATATCTGCAACTCCACCTCCTACTCCATCGGAATCCACTACAATGTTAGAAACAGGAACTTTATGTTCTAATGCAAAGTTCTTTACAAGTTCAGCCACCTCAACAACCGATTTACCATTGAATTGATAAAACCGAACACGAAAGCCACTCCAAACACCAATGACAGTACTATCTCCACCAAAACGTGCAACATCGCAAGAAATATAAGGCTGACCGATTGGTACAAACGAGTTACTGAACGAATCAAGTATTTTGTCATAGTCTATAAGTTGTGCAGGGTCATCTAAGTACTCCCAATTACCAAATAAAAGCCTCTCCTTAGATACACTATCCAAAGTTAGTAAGTTCTCTTTGTAATGCTTAGATATAAATGGATTGTCATCTATCAGGGAAGTAATAAATCTTTTATTCTTAGATATTGTTCCTTCTTGCTGTGGTTTGTAGAATTCCGAGTAAGTCCAGTTCTTTGCTGGGTTACAAGTGTAAAGAATCTTTGGCACTAAATCGTTTTGGTCTAGTTGAAATCTTATCCTTGATTTAATAATATTTCTAGCTTTGTCATCTACTTGGTTAGCCTCATCTATGAAAGCATCGGTAATCTCTAATGAACCTAATTCATCAAAGTTTGGGTCGGAAGGGTAGGAGTAAAGGTCTTTGAGTAGGATAGTAGAACCATTAGGAAATTCTATTTGGCTTGTTTGTCCGTTAAACTTATAATGCTTGTTGGCTTCTAATCCTTGCATTTTAGCTATCTGAAAGAAAGAGACTAAGGTAGTTTCTTTTAGGGTTTTTAATACGGCTCTCCCAATTAGTCCTCTTGTATTGGGATATTTTAATCTTTGTTTAAGTTGCCAGTAGCAACCTAAGGCAGTCTTACCACCTCCTGCTCCTCCTCCAAATAGAATCTCATTTGTTGTTTTATCTTCTAATAGGTCTAAAGCAGTTGTTTGTTTAATTGATAGTTCCATAATTGATATTCGTAGTAATCGTAGTAGTCGTAGTAAGTACGAGTGCTACGAGTAGTACGAGGCTAAATGCTTCCTTTATTTTCTACATAGGTTTTCTTTTCCTCCCAATTTATTTGCAGTCCTCCTGATAGTTCTATCTCATTAGTTTGTTTTGCTCTACCTTCTAGTCTATCAAGTATTTCCTGATAAGCCTTTAAATCTCCTTTGAATGCTTTTTGAAGTACCATCATATCTAATTGCTCTGCCACAGTAAACTCCTCTTTCTCACCAGTAATAGGATTAGTCTTTACTTGTACCAATTCAAGCAATCTTAACAATCTAGTCTTGCTATTCGGTATTCCCTTCGGTCTGCCATTAGGGTTTGCAACCTCCCCTTTCTTAAATGGGGTTAAATTTTGTTCATTTGCCATAATCTCACTATTATTTCACTATTCTTACAAAGTTACTCCACAATTAGGACAACTCTTGCCACCTATTGAATTGTCCTTTGGTTCTTCTATATCATTATTAGCAAAAGCTGGTATATCTAACCCCCAGTTATCTAAATCTTGAATACTCCATTCGTTTGCTAATAGGTCAAAATCCCAATCTCCTGTGCTAACATTATCACGAACAATAAATTGTTTCTTTTGTTCTTCGGTTAAATTGTTAGCGTGAATAACTGGTACATCGGTAAGTCCTGCTTCTATACAAGCACGATACCTTTGATTGCCACCTAAAATAATATTGTTTTCATCAATAACAATAGGTCTTAAATTTAACATCTCTGGAAACTCTCGTATTGACTTAACTAACAATTTAAATTTAGCATCTCGGCAAATTCTAGGATTGTTTGGGTTGGGTTTAATTTCTTGTATTAGCATCTGCCCTGTCTATTATAAGGTTTAGTAGGTTTGTCTTTAGGACCATTGTTCTTTTTAGCCTTACCCTTTTTTCTTGCTCCAAAGGAGACCTTGCCATTAGGATTTAGTTTCGCCATATTTATTTATTAGTTCGTTTAACTCAGTTCTAGTCCATTTCTTTATTAGCCTATGTTGGCTTTCTAAATGTAGAACCATTCTTTCGCCTATCTTTTCTATTAGGTTTTTTCGGTAGCCTATTAGGTGGAATTGGTCAAATCCATTACAAGCCTTGCACTCTCCGTTTACATTATACTCATCAAATCTTAAAGCTGAACTATTCTTGACAGGCACATAATGACCTGCATCCATTTGGGATGTATCTTTAGTAATGCCACACGATATGCAAGTAAAGTATCCATTTTCACTATCTCTTTGTCGTATATAACGATTAAAAATTGTTTGTGTTTTGCCTGTAAGTTTTGGAATGGTTTGTAATGCCATACCACAAAATTAGATTATTTCTTAATACGGAACACTATTTGTCTATTTTGGTATTCAAATCGTTTCTTTTTAACTGGGTTTAGGCTTTCCTTTATTTGATATTCATTTACTCCAGTTATTCTTTTTGCGTAGGCTATTGACTTAAATTCTATTTCTTCTTTCGTATCTATAAATATTAATCTTATTGGTTGTGCGTTCTCGTGTCCTCTTATCTTACTCATATTTTTTAATGTATTCTTTTATTTCTATGCAAATCATTACAGAGCAGTAAACCAATAGGAATACTGGAACTGATATAAACAAGAATTTAATCATTGATAATGTTTCTTTCATAGGTTATTTGTTTAATTCTATTTTTAATTTATAATCTTTTATTTTTACCCATACTCTATGTTTGCCGTAATCTCCTAATGTTTCATCTGTAAGTTCACCATTTTTATCAAGTACTTTGCCTGAATAAAAATTACTTACCCTACCATCTACTTCATATTCTCCATTAGTTATAAATACAAGTTTACCTGTTGGTATATGTTCATATAATCCTCTCATAGGTTATTTGTTTTGGTTAGTATTTTTTTCTTTTTTCATCATCAGTTTTTAACTGAATTATTATTGCTATTATAAAAAATATTATTAATGGTATTGCTGACATAGGTTATTTGTTTTGGTTAAATCTTATATATAGATGCATCCATGTATCACTATTTGGTGTAATATTTTCTTTTGGTCTTAAATCATCAACTCCCAATCCTCCAACTAAATCAAAGCTATCATCTTTTATTAATTTAAGAAATTCCATAAGTTCATTAGTGATAGGAGGAAATACATGAATCTCAAATTCTTTTGAAAAATGTTTTATGTTTTTTTGTTCAAGTATTTTAATTATTCTTTCTTTAAGTGTCATAGGTTATTTGTTTTGG